CACCCGTGCGCTCATTAAAGAAACGGGCCTGGGTGTTCTGCCTCTCCCCAATAACAACAGGATTCATTGCGTCAGCAAGCGCCTTCTCAATGCCCTTCTCGGTCTTAATTGGCCGCCCGGCCAGGAACTCTAAGCCCTGCTTAAGCTGCGCCATCTCTGGTGTTTCTGCAGCCAGTACTGCCTCTGCGTTCTTCCCCGCCTGTTCCCAGCGGCTGCCGATAAGGGCAGCTACGTCCACAGAATCTTTGGTCATCTGCGGCAAGTAGTTCTCTTTCCAGGGCACGTTAACGCCAAACTCTTTTTCTGCTACCCTAGCAAGTTCCGTAAACTTATTAGAGAAAGACTCGGCTAGTGGGCGGAGGTCGTCAGATAACTCTGCAATCTTCCCTCCTGTTATTGCTTGGTGCATTTCCTCCACTTTGCTCTCAGGAAGGGAGAGGGCGGTTTCTACTTGAGGTTTCATTTCTGCATGGAGCGCAGCGTGCCTAAACATGAAAGCATTGTAGCGTTCAGTGCCCTCAAGAATAGTAGGTGCAATGTTGGTTCCCAAGCGCTCATCAATCCTCTGAGCCGCTCCGTTGAGGCCGTCACTCATGAATAGGCCTACCCGGTCAATAAAGGATTTATTTGGGGGCATCTTCTCAATAACGCCGCTTTTAATAAGAGAGTTAGTTGCCTTCTCTCCTTCGAGGTAGTTCATCCATTTGCGGGAAAGGGATTCTTCCCCTTCGGTACCCAGCTTAGAAAGATACTTGGAAGCTTGCTCCAGTGTCTTGGGTTTGCGGCCCGTAAGGTACTTGGCAAATTCCATAGTTTCTTTATCGAGGACTTTCTGTGCCATATAGACTTTGGCAGCCGCGGCGTCCCCGCCCATCTGTTCCAGAAGAGACTCGCTGGGTTTCATAGCAGCCACCAAACGTTCCGTCACTTCAGGCTTTTTAAATTCAAGGGCATTTGAGACGATGGCGTGCTCTACTGCAAGAGTGGAGTCACGCTGCGCAATTTCCTGGGCCTTCTCAGTAATCTTCTGGCCACGCTCTCCCATTTCCCCGAGGACCAGCTTCACGTCTTTGGAAGGCTTGCCAGCACGAGAAAGGGCAGCGGAGGCAACGCCAAGAGCGCCACCAAAGGCACCACCAACAAGGGCCCCTTCTCCGGCCTCTTTCAATTCTTCGCCGGCTTTTGATTTAAATAAGCCTCCGGCGGCACCGTAGCCTGCTCCAACTGCAGCCGCCTCGGCCACTTTAGCCAGCTTGCCTGCAGAGGCCATCGCCTTGCCCGCACCAATACCAGGCACTAAGAGACTCGTTCCCAGTTCCATGGCAGTCTCAATTCCGGTCTTTCGCTCATCTGCCAATTTTCGCAAGTCATCAATTGCGGCTTCTTCTTTATCATCCGCCACCAGCTTTTTGTATGCAAAGGGGATAGCCCCCATGCCAATACCCTCGGAGGCAAGTCCACCAGTACGGGCAATAATAGAAGAGGCCGCATCCATGCCTTCCAGGTTCACTCCCATAATGGGAACAATCCACTCAAGTCGGCTGGGGTCAACTCCATGCTTCTTAGCAATCTGCGCCAGTTCTACCTTTTTTATCTCGCCGGCGCTGTCCTCTTGGGAAACGGGGGCGGCAGTAGGCTGCGCATCAGGAACAAAACCGTCCTGGGTAGGCGCCTTCTCATCGGGCACAAAGCCGTCAGTAGAAGGGGCGGGCTCCTTGTCTGGAATAAATCCATCCATTACATTTTCTCGTATTTAGCCGGGTCAAATTTGGAAGCGGGCATTTTTCCTGTACGGCCAGTAGTTTTTTCTCTAACCATAATCATGGCTTCACCGGAGCCGGGCGCAGATGTGGCCGGGGCACCGCCTTCCAAACGACCATATGTTTCCCGTGCTTTTTGTCGTGTCTTTATGGCCTCTTGAGAGAACATGCTGGAAAGCTGCGCGGCGCTCACTTCATTCTTGCCAAACAACTTGAATTGGTCCTGTACAAAGTTGGGGTCTGCACCTACGGAACGGGCATATGATTGGGCCTGTTCCAGGGTATAGCTTGGGTTTGTTTTTTCTTGTGCTCGTATCTTTTCGGCTTCCTGGGATAGTTGTCCAGCAAGCGCATCATAGGATTTGCCTTGCAGCTCAATAGACTTACGCCTATCCGCCGCTTCTTCCCGCCCGGCCGTCCGCCCCTCTTTTGCAATCTCCCGTTTGTTAGAAGCAGCTTCTTTGTAGATGGTCTCTTCTGCACCGGCCTTGAGGCCTTGCTGCCGCTCTTTACGACGGTCAAGGGCTTCGCGCTCTTTCTCATTGATGTTGCGGCGTTTTTCAATATCAGAGGATTCCATCTTGGTCTGCTCAAGCAAGTTATCGAAGTCTTGCTTCCAGTCCCACTTCTCGCCCTTCAAGTTGGAGAGGTCCACATTATTTTTAGCGCCCCAGGCGCCCGCGGCCAGCTGGGTCAGAGCCCGGCCCAGCATTTCTCCAACGCGGCCCCAGTCAAGAGCCGTTTTGTCTTTTTTATACTGGGCCATCAAATCGGCATGCGCTTTGTCTAACTCAGAAGCCTTGGCCTTTACTTCCTTGTCGTCCGTGGACTCCATCATAGCAGCAATCTTGCTGCGAAATTGGGCAGCGTCCTTCCCGTCAAACGCCATACCGGTCCCTGCTTTAGCCTCCGTGGGCTTGGGACCAGCTGGAGCAGCGGGAGCTGCACTCGAAGGCGGGGGAGGGGCCTGTTCCTGGGGTTGCGCTTGCTTTGCCTTTAGTTTGGCTGCCAAGGAATCCAGCTCTTCCGGCCGCGCTTTATTTGCGCTAGCTTCTGCTGGAATACCGGGCTCTGACTTAGGCGCAGCTGTAGGTGCTTTTGGGGTAGCAGAGTAAATTTCGGAGGCTACCGACTTAGATAGAGACGAGAGGGGACCCGGCAAATCAGCTGTATCCCTCTCGGCCTGCGCCTGAGCATCAGCATCGCTCATACCTTGCGATTTGTATTTCTGCTTAAGTCTTTCTAATGCCTGCATATCTGCCATTTCTTTACCCTCCAAATACGCCGGCGCCGGCCGCAGCCGTGCCTAATCCACCACCAACTACGCCGCCTACTGCAGCCGCTTGCGGACTTCCTGTAGCAGCCCCAGCACCTACACCAATGATAGTGCCCATAGCACCAGCCATACCGGCACGGTTAGCTGCCGCCCTTTTTTCATCTGCTATCTTTTCTTCCATTGCAACCTTAGCTCTCATTAGTTTTTCTTTTGTCTGCATGTCCGCATCCAGTGTACTATTTGCCGAGATATTTTGCAACTCCTGAACAATTTTGGCGTGGGCCGTCTTAAGAAGTTGCTGCTTCCGGGCACTTATTTGCCGGACCTGCTGTTGATAGTTCTGCAAATCCTGAATATCTTTAGCCTGCCGTACTTTCCAATCGGCCAACTGCCGCTCATTCCAAGCAGTCCGGCCCAGCTCATCCTTTTGAAATGCCAAGTTCTGAGAGAAAAGCTTGTTCTTTACTTCCTCTCCCATACTTGCCAGACTGTTCTCCAGTTCGCGTTGCTTTTTCTGGAGCCCCAGTTTCTTCTCCCCAAGCTGTGCCTGCGCTTGTTGTTGCTGCGCCTGGAGTCCTACTTGCCCAATTTGCTGTTGCTGCTGCACCGTGGACTGAGCCGCAGCCAAACTGGCCCCAGCTTTTTGTCCTGCTAACTGCGCTCCCATCTGGGCCATTTGAGGCTTGCCTAGAGGCTGGCCACCCATGTAGGCTTGTCCTGCCTGCTGTTTCTGGGCAAATGCTGCCTGGTCTCCCACGCCCTGCGCAACCTGCTGATTAACTTGGGGAGCCATATTGCTCATGCCTGCTAGAAGGCCATCTTTTGAAAGTGCCATTACCTTCCAGCCTCCCATCGAGATTGTCCAGAACTCGTACCCACTTGATTTCTTTCCCAGTCCTGATTCGCTGCACCTTCCCAAGACTCAGAAACGGCACCTTCGCTAACCGCTTCTGTCGTGTTTCCTGGTTCACCAGAGCCTTTCCCCGCTTTATATTTTGCCGCAGCCCCGGCTCCCGCCCCTGTAGCTGTCTGAATACCTGTCCACATCATTTGCTGGGAAGCTGCTTTCGATTCAGATTCTGCAATGCTCATGGCGTGGTCCAAATCAACCTGCCCCAGGTACTCCAGCCAGTCGTTCTTTTTCCCATTGAGGGCTTCTTTGAACCCAATGTCCTGCTCCAGCACTTCCATGTCATCTGCAAAAATAGCATTCTGGAGTTGTTCCTGAAATACCTGCTCATTGTCAAGGCGGGCCCTCTGACCTTCCATGTCCAGCTGGTGGACGTACTGGTCATTGGCTAAGCGAAGGTTGAACCCCAGCTGTTCTACCTGGGCCTTTTGTTTATTGAAATCAATCTGTTGTCCGCCACGAGTCAACTCACCCATAATCTGTTGAGCCCTGTTTGCGTAGGTGTCGTGCTGGGAAAGTGCCTGCTCATCAAGTTCACGGCCCTGAAGAGAGGCCTGCTGAGCAATACCCGCCTCCTGCGTCTTGAGTTGCTCTCCCTGTATCTGTGCCTGCTGTCCCAGCTGCTGAGCCCCTAGGTTAGCTTGGCCCGCGCTCACTTGGGCGGCCAGGTTAGTTGCTCGCGGCTGGGCCCCCGGGGCAGCTGCTTTTCCTGTACCAGCCTGCCCAAGCTGCTGTGCTTGAGAGGTAGCCTGGTCCGCTGCCTGAGTGGCACCGATAGCTTGGGGGGCGGTGGCCTTGGCCATATTTCCCTGAATTGTTTCCATGAGAGTTGGCATTAAGGTTCAGCTCCTAGTTGACGAAGCCGGGCTACCATTGCATTATAGTCCCTACCTGAGGAAATATTCTTTGCCAGCTCTGCACGAATGCGAGCAATCTCCTGGTTTTCCGGCTTTTGCGCCTCTGTAACACGCCGAGACGCTGCCTCAGCAGCTTCTCTTGCTTTTTTAGCCTCTTCAGCATTCTTTTGATTTTGGTTGATAGAAGAAAGCTTAAGGGTATTTTCAAGAGAGCCCAGCAGGTTATTACGGGCATTCTCTTCCATATAGTTGGCAGGCTTCTGAGAGCGGAGGGCAGCCACTGCTTTTTCCATGTCACCGCGCACATTATCAGGAAGTACCTGTCCACTTCGAGCCCGGTTACCCCAGTGCCCATACTCTTGCCCGTCATTGCCTTTAAGGGAGGTCGGGAAGATGCGTTTCTTGTAGTTATCGGTAGCCTTGTTGGTACCAATCTCGGTGAGCTTGTCAGCACCATCGCCCCGCACGCCACCGGCATCCCGAGAGTTGCGCATCATGTTGGCCAGTTTGGCAAGCTTGCTCACGTCATTGCCCAGGTTCCGCGCTGCCTCTTCCGCCTCTTTCCCGTTAAAGTCCCCGTCTTGCAGCCCGCTTCTCACTGCGTCATAGAGAGTCTTGGTGTCGCCCGAGAGAGCTTTTGCGCCTACGCCCGTTCCTAATGAGGCCAGGGTGGGCATGCTGTCTACCCGCTTACCTGCCTGCAACATCTGGGAGAGGCTCATTGTGCCTCCACCCATAAGGCCCTTTAGCTGCTCCTTAATACGGGCCATGTCCTGGGTATTGACATGCCCGTCTCCGTCCGGGTCAAGAATAGAGGAGAGAGGCCCGGCGTCTTCGCCAATGCCCATGGTCTTCTGATAGCGCAGTTCCTGGAGCTTAGCATCGGCCTGGGCTACATCGAGGCCGACTGCACCAAGAAGTGCCTTGGGCTCAGGATTTGCTGTCCCAATATTCTTGGAGTCTTTCACATAGCCAACATACGCTTTTGCGGCGCCGGGTTCCGTAAGTCCCAGTAATCGCAGGTCCTGGTGACTCATGTCCCGCAGCTCAGTCACATAGGAGGGCCCCAAGTTTGTTAGGCTAGTAAGTGTCTCATGAATTGCTTGCTTCTCCGTGAAATTTGCAGCAGGGTCGTGGAGAATTTGGAGGGCAGCCGGAGCCTGTGGTACTTTGTCAGTGAGCTGTCCCCACTCCGGCATAAGGGCCTTCATTGTGTCATCGCTAAGCGCCGGCATGCCTTCGGGACTTGCTAGCTTCTTAGTCTGCATCTGAATGTCGGCAAACTGCTGGGCCTGCTGAGAAACGCCCTGAGACAGCTTATCCAAGCCTTGCTTATTCTGATTAATCCAGTCAACCAGCCCCGGCTCAGTCTTTGCCAATTCCCGGGAGGACTCGCTACTAGGGTCGCGAAGGTAGGAGGCAACCATATTGCTCATGTTTTCATCGCTCATGAGCTTTTCAACAGACATGTTCTGTCCGCCGAACGACACAGTATTGGCCGTGTTAATCTGGTCTTGCAAATCAGCTACGCTCTCTTCCGCACTACGAAGTCCCGTTGCTCCTGCGCCCCGTAGCTCTTGGCGGGCCTGCTGCCTTTCCGCTTGCCCAAGAAGGGGGTCGTTAGCACGCTGTTGCAGCGAGTTGGTCCGAGTTAACTCGCGTTGTTGATAAGTGTGAAGGCTTTCCATGAACTGGGAAGCTGTCATGTTGTCTACGTCAGCAACACTCACGCCCAGGCGATTAGCAATGTCGGCCTTGCTGCCCATTCCCAGCGAGTCAATATTTAGTTCGCTCACCTTGAGAGCGTTGCCTACACCCGCCGCCAGGGCCTGGCCAATCTGTTGCTCACCCTGCAAGAATTGCTTTTGGAGAGTGGCAGCGTCAAGCATGTCTGCCTGCGTCGTCTTACCCATCAATTTATTAATGTTGAGAATGTCGGTGGGGGTGGCCGTACCAGCACCCAGCTTGCCAAGAAGAGGCTCAAGAGCGGCTCTATTTTGCTGAGGCACTGCGTCCAACGCCGAGCTACTCACTTTGAGCGCAGCTTCTTTCTCTGCTTGCGGGTTGCCCACTTTTGCTTGGACCAGCTGCTGCACCCGACTATCCAGATTTCCCATCGACTGAGTAAGGGCGGCTGCTTCCTGCTTTGCTTTGTCAGCGGCGGCCTGGTCTTGCGGCACGCCCTGGCCCTGCCTTTGCTGGGCCCCCAGGTCCATGTTTTGCCGAATGGTAGCACGGAGGGAAGCCTTGCTACCACTCATGGCAGCCTGCTGTGGCGTAGCCCCAAGAGCCAGGGCTGACGCGGGGTCTTTTGGAACAGAACTCTGCCCGAGCTGTGCCGACAGTTCCTCAGTGCTTCCTTGGGCAATTTGACCCTGAGAAGACTTGAAAGCGCTCTGTAATTTATCAAGAGGGGAAGCCAAGGTAATCTCCTAGCTGCTCATGTTACTGTATCAGAAAACAGGCATTTTGTCAAGGTAATTCGGCAGGTAGCTCCCTACCGCCCCGGTCAGGCTTCCCCCCAATACAAGAGGGGAATTGCCAATGATTACAGGGGCCTTTGATTGGCCGGCCCGAGAGATGCTCTATGGCATACAGAGAGGGGCCCTGGCGGACTGGCAAATACTTAATAGCATGGAAATAGGCGGTTGTCAATGGGCGGAACTTTGGGTGCTTTGCGTATGTCCCACTTACGCACTTGCTTTGCCAGTTTAGATTTGTTACTATACAACCGGAGGTAGCAAATATGAAATACTGTGATTACTGCAAAAAAGAATACCCCCTCACAGCCGAGCACTGGTACAGATTTAGAACGAGGCCCACGTGTAAAGTGCAGGCGCTTTTGCGGCGAAAAGAGGCGCATGCCAAAAACCCACATAATAAACGGAAACAGGACCGGGAATATTATCAGAGAAACAGCAAGCGCTTGAAAGCCTACCAAAAAGAATATTTGGCTAAAAATTGGGAGGCAGTGCAACAACGAAAGCGCCAATATTATAGTAGGAACCAGGAACGTATAAAAGAATACCGACAACAAAATCGAGAAAAAATAAGGCAATACATGCAGGCTTACCGGCGGCAGCGAACTATTTCTGATGTTGAGTTTCGTCTTGTGCATACATTAAGGACCCGTATTTATCGCGCAATTAAAAAGCAGGGGACAACTAAATCTACAAAAAGCATTGACTTACTTGGTACTACTATTTCTCAAGTTCGGGCTCATCTGGAATCTCAATTCTTGCCGGGCATGACTTGGGAGAATCATGGTAAGTCCGGCTGGCATATTGACCACATTCGGCCTTGTGCATCTTTTGATTTAACTGACCCCATACAACAAAAAGAATGTTTTCATTATACTAATTTACAACCTTTGTGGGCTACGGATAATTTAAAAAAGAGTGCTAAATATTAGCGCGTTGCCGGTCCCTGCGTAATTCCAAATTCTGATAGACCTGCGACTCGCCAGGCTACCTCAGCTATCTCCATGGGGGTGTCCTTCTCCCCGTTTTGAATTTGTAGCTGTGCGTAGAGGAGCCTTCTTCGTGACACACTGTATCGGATACTCCTCACCTTGCGGCCCGCCGTGTCTCCCATGCCGCTACTCACCCCCGTGTCCGCTTTTACGGAGGATTCGTCGAGGGAGGCAAAGTCATCCTCCAAATCTGCGGCAAGACTAGTTTGCATTGTCTCCGTCACACCTGTCCGGGCCCTATAGTGTACAATCACTGCACTGAGAAGCTTGCGTATAGAGGAGTCCCCAAAGTCGGTGGCCCCAAACACCACGGTGCCGAGGATTGGGGCGGCGTCGTCCCGGTAGTCGCTCAATTCGCCCGTAATCCGGGGGGTGAATACCTGCCCTTTGGTGGTCGCCATAAAAGAAGCTGAGAGAAGGTTACACCATCCGATGGCAGGGTGATTAGTATACTGGGTCCAACTACCCATCCCCTGCGCTCCCATGAACGCCTGGTTAGAGGAAATGCGGGCTCGGTACTCTCGCGTGTAGTCGTAGACAAGGGCCCCAGTAGGGCTGTCCTCTCCCGTGTATGGGACGCTCAACTTATAGCGACTGGTTGCTTGGTGCATGTGTCCGGCCATCAGGGCCAACTGGTTGGTGTTCACTTCACCTCGCCACGTTCTTTCCATACGGCGGCCCACATATTCCACAGTCAAATCACGCTTCAGGCGGTACACACCACTTTCGTTGGCAAACATAATGCCGTCCTTGGTCGCAACCACACTGCCTGGAGCAGTACAACCAAGGCCTGCGCTCTCAATCTTCTGCACCGCGTTATTGCCTTTGGCTTTCTCTGACAGGTCCACGAGGTAAATAGAGTTGGTCTTGAACACCACAACCACACCGCTTTGCATTGCAGCTCCAAAAGCCGAGCTTCCAAAGAATGGAATGACTGCGGTGATTTCCTGTCCGTCCGCAGTATTAATGTCGATTGCACTCACGCTGTCCTTGTCCTGGTCCACAGTGGGGGCATCAAACAATTCGGGATAGTTAGCATAAGAGACAAGGAGGCGGCTTGGGAAAGTTTTGCTCAGTGCGCCTACCGAGCTGCCCGATGTCCTAAGGACGGCATTCCCATAGATGCGCCAGTCGGTTGCAGAGTAGGTCGGTAGCTCCACTTCCACGCTTGTACTGTCCAAACGCGGCACACGCAAGACCAGTTGTCCGGCATCGTATTCGTTACCGGCATATGCCATAATCCAAGGGACAAAGGTGGGAACCATGGATACGTCCGTCTTCCGCATGGCTGCGTTGATGGCTGCGCTTAGTCGGCGCATTCCAAGGAACATGTAACTGTCACTAGCAGAAGCAGTGTTCCCGTTCACAGTCCCATAATTGCCGTCGGTACCGATGAGGACTGGCACATCCCCTGCAAGGGTAGCACCCACCATGCGGTCCACATCATTAACGCCACTGGTGCCCAGGTTGCCTGTGTCATTCACAGTGAAAGTGGTGGCGGTAGGTGCGCTGGCTACTTGGAACCAACCACTGTAACGACTATTACGAGTAGCAGATACGGCAGAAGCATATAGATATACCCAATTTCCTGCGACTTGTCCATGGGCGCTCCCTGTTGTTACTGTGAAATCCGAGGCAGTGCTTGTGATGCCGGAGACGACTTTTGAGCCACTGGTGCCTACCCACTCCAGCCCGACCCGGTCGGCCATGTTACTATCAGTAGCAGTGTCAGTGTTATCCCGGCGCAGCAGCCACCGCTTCCCTACTAGCGTGCTTGCAAGGATAGGGGCCCCCGCGCTCTGCATCACAATGCTCAACTCGGGGTAGTCCGTCACGTTCCCCAGAATTAGCTTGTTTCCTGCGGAAGTGATGCTTTTGGCAATAAGCGGCTCGCTGAACTGCGTGCCCAGTTCGCCTGCAGTCAGAAGAGAGGTGGGGTCGATAGTGTCCAGTGTATCGTTACTAGTAGTGTCAGTAAACAAGATGTACCCTGCCCCTTTAGAAAAGGAGAGAGGAATAGAGGCAAGCCTGTAGAAAGAAGCCAAAGAAGTGGTATTCCACTCGGGAACATAAGGGGTCCTATAGATTTCCAGTTCGAGGCGCTCGTGGTCATAGTTATCCCACGCGGGGAGACCAACCGCCCGAAGCGTCACGGCAGCATCCTGGGAAAGGCGAACCACGTTATCGTCGGCCCCGACCACCGCACTGGCAATCACATTGTTGTTGGCGTCCACCGAATTCAGGCGCATATAGTATTTTGCCACCAACTCCGATGTCAGGGTACCTGTGCCGGGGGCCGGAGTAGGAATAGGCGAAGTAACGTGCAGGTATGCAAGAGGGGAAGGAGTTGCCGTAGTATTTTCTGTTATACTAGCAATTGTGTAGTGACTGCCGTCTGCAGTGTGCGTAAAAGTTCCGCCCACCTTAAAGTTACCAACGTCATCCAGGTGTATTGTAAACTTAAAATCGCCAGCAACAGGGGCGGAATGTGGCGTAACTGTTGGGGTTTTTATGCTTATCTTCCCTGTAGCGCTTGTGTCAACAGTGGCCCAGAGTGTGGGCTGCCACCGCGGAAGCCCCGCCCTATAGATTGACTGCCCGTCAAACTTCATGATGGGGTCTGCGCCAGAGGAGATATACAAGTCGTCGGCGCTCATCACGCTGCGCATGAGGGGGCGGTTATCATAAGAGCCGCTGTGCCAATGGTACACATTAGTGCTTGGAGTTAAGTCGAAGGAGTCGTCCGGGGCCTCAATAGGAATCCAGCGGCGAGGAACACTCAGGGAGTTACTGCTAGTGACGGCATCCCCCCACGCCAGGCTCTCGTCCATTTCAATAGTTTTGCCGACCAGAAAACCCGCCTCCGAGGCCGTACTGCTGTGGTCGAAGCTGAACTGGGAGAGGCTGTCAACAGAGGTAATGGTCTGCTCGCCCGAATAATCTCCTGCTTGTGATACAAGAACCTTCTGTCCCACGGTGAATGCATCGGTGTTTCCGCTTCCAAGGGTTAGCTGTGCAGTCTGACCATCACCCACAATGGTGCAGGTAAGTGTACTGTTCGGATTGATGGAGAGGATTCGGATTTCGCGGGAATACCCAGTAAGGGCCAGCATGTCGCCCTTTACCAGGTTTGTCACAGAGGGGGTTTCGTCCAGCTGACGCACCGGCATCACTGAGGATGTGCGGGACCCGACAACTCGCTGGTTAGCCGTGAACCCATAGTCAGCATCAAGTCCCGAGATAACTGAGACGGCCCCCTCGCTAGAAAGGACTTGAACAACCTCCCCATTGGAAAAGACTTCGGAGGAGAGAATGTCTCCTGGGAGGAATGGGCTAGTAGCAGAGAGGGTGAGCTGGTCCGTAAGGATTGAGGCAAGGGCGGCACAGCCGGTGTCGTCCCAGTCCGAGCTATCCACGGCTGGATTTTCTACAGAGATGACCAGGGAAGTGGGGGAAGCCTGACTTACGGCTAGTATTCGGAATGTGCCATTATGGCGAGCATAGCTTGCGCCCGACACCGTGAGCCAATCCTCCAGCCCAGCAGTGGTGCTAATAATAGAAGATAGGGAGCCGCTAATGACCATACTTGGCAGCGACAGGGTATAGTCCACATTCCCTGCGTTGTAGGCAATCCCTGTGCATGTAACTTGATGGGCTGCCCCGCCATCGGCTGTGATGTAGCCACGAGTACGTAGCGGTGTATCTCCGGTTTCCCAGAAGACGGGGCCCACATACTGGAGGGAAGCACTGCGGGCGCGGAGGGCAGGGTAGAGAAGGGGAAGGAGGTGAGAGGTGCCGTAGTCAGCACGGCTCCCACTACGGAACAGGTTCCCACCCAATCCGGCTACCACAAAAGCATCGCCCGCGGCGCGGTAGGAGTCGATATGGTTGACCCACCCGCCCCTTTCTCCACTAGAGTAGAGGGAGAGATGGTCGAGGCCCCAAAGAGTAATCTGTGGAGCCACATCAGTGTACGTGGTCCCCGCGACGGCATCTACGCAAATAGTATTGGAGGACACGTTTCCATACTGCCAATAAATCTGGAAGTTGGCCCCCACGCCATCGTTAGTAAACGTGATAGTGCAGGTATCAGCAGCGTCGTCTACCGTGAGGGAATCAGGAAGGACCTGCTCTAATTGAGTACCGGTGTCCCTATAGATAGCAGGAAAGATGAAGGAGGAGGTGACAGGAAAAATGACAGACTGGGATGCCAGGGAAGGTACAATGGAGGTAGTAGCATAGTTGTCAAGAGGGCAGGTACTAAGAATGATGTAGGCAGTAAAGCCCGTATTGGTTGTAATATCAAATTCCACGTTTCCGTTTGGCAAGATTCGGAAAGCATCGGGCTCTACAAGCGTGCGCGTGTTTCCGTTTACAGAATAAATAGTTGCCAGAATCCGAGAGGACCCCAGCTGATGAATGCTCTGAGAAATAGGATAAGTGTTTGTGCCAGAAGAGATAGCGCGGGTTTCTACGTAAATGCTGCCCGGGATAGGGTCCTGCTTTAAGTAGTAAACATAGGCGGACACAGCAGAAGGGGAATTGTTTTCTGCAGTAATTCCGACAGCAAACGACACGCTATCCACCGTTACGCTGTCAGGGAAGAAAAGAGAGTTAGAGGTGTTGATGAAGGAAGTGCTCTCTGCAAGTCCAACAAGCAGTGAGCCGGTTTCCTGTCCATGCTCGGAAGCAGGAATGGGAAGAGTAGTGGTGGCGGAGGCGGGGAAGGTCTTTTTGATACGGGGATGAAAGCCGGGGTAATAATGGACCGAGTCGGTTGCAGTGAAGTCCCCCGTGTGCGTGGCGCTGGTCCGGCCGTAGGCAACAAGAGGAGAGCTGCGGGTGAGTGTGAAATCCACAGCACGGTCAAGGGTAAAGCACAGGTTGTCAGTATCCGCCGTGGTATAGTCCACTCGGGTGACGCGGACGGGCATGAACCCTGCATACCCCTGGTAGCCAGTTCGCTTGGTGAGGTGGCCCTCGGCACGGGGGTCTACGTTGGAGAGGCTTTCGACATGGCCTTCCGCCACGTTTGTCTCGGGACTCAGCTGGTCCGTGCCGCTTCCAAAGTCATTCTTTTTGATGGTAGTGTATTGAATGTTGGCCATTGCGCTCCCGGCTGCCGAAGGCTAGCTTATTGTGGGAAAAGGGAAGACTGACTATTTGTCAGCCTTTTTCTTGCGTATCTTGCCCTTCTTCTTGGGCTTCTCATCTGCGCCGGCCATCTGCATGGAGATAGCAACGGCTTGCTTTTTTGGGTACGACTCGTGCAGAAGCTTGCGTATGTTTTTGCTAATAGTTTCCTGCGAGGAGCCTTCTGCTAGTGGCATGCTTACTCCTCGTATCCGCCACTTGGCTTTGCTTTGCGGATTCGGATGTTCTTTTTATTGGAGTAGTCAATAACAGGGGCTTGTCGCTCGTACATGCGCTGTTTTATTTCTTCAGCCGCCTTAAATGGTGCATAGTCAATGCTGCGGACTTCCTCTGGTGCCTCTGACAAGTCGCTGTATTTGATAGTCCGGGCATCCGGCTGTGGTGCGCCCTTTAGTTGTGAATAATCAATAACCCTCTCACCGCTTGCCACATCGTAGTCTTGCTTGTCCGTCCACGTTTGACGAGGGGCACTCTTTTTCACGTCCTTGATGGTGCGGGGCGGAGCAGCCGGAAGGCGGCCCTTGTCAGGGGAAGCCACACTTTCGAGGGCTGCACGAGAAAGGCCTTTTTGTTCCGCCTTCTCTGCTGCCAGGGTTGCCATCTTGTCAGCGGCGCCCATTTTGTTGATGGCGCCAACGCCATACTCAATAGACTCTAGGCCGGGCATTCCTTCCGTAATAGCGGCATACTTGGGGTCTGCTTTATATGGGTCACGAAGGGTAGCACCAGGAGGGGGAAAGAAAGAGTCCTCTTTAATGCCGGGCTCTCGTAGGCGTTCTGCTTCTTCATCACTTGCAAAGAAAGGACTTTTTTTGTCTGCAGAAGCAGTGCCACTTATAGGCTCAGGAGGGATAACAGAGTCCTCCTCTTCATCGGCATGCCGAGCTTTTTTGTAAATGCGAAGAGCACTTTTGTAGGTACGGTTTTTGCTTTGCTCCTCGTCTTTCTCATTTCCGTCCATGTAGTTAGCCATTTGCTTAACCTTTGCTGTTTATGAGGACGCGGCGGCGAATACCAGGACGGCCCCAGATTCCGCTGACTGCCTTGACCCGCAGGGAACTTTCCCGGCCAACCCAACTATGCTCCACTTCCTCTTCCATCTGGCGCTTGACTGCCTCTTCCAGTTCGGCTGGCCCGCCAAGCGCTCGGCGAATCTCGGCCACCGCATATTGAATGACATAGTTAGAAAGGGGCTTCTTAATGAAAGGGACGCATGAGCCGTGGATGAGGCAAACATAGTCATCGGGCTGAATCAGGGGAGTGACACCATCGGCCTCAAAAGGGAGCGCCGCGAGCACGTCTTTGTTGAGAACCCTTGAGCGAATCGGCGAGCTTCTGAAAGTGACCCGCCCGTTAGCGATGCTTTGCACCTGCATGGTGGCCTTGATGCGACCGCTCTGCCCGTCCACAATGTTCACATAGGAGTCAAGCTGGTCCGACTCGGTGGTGAGGGACTCGCCCACGTTGTCCAGAATCACATAGTTGGACGCCTGGTTGACCAGAGTAATCTGGCCCTGGCTCTTGACGAACGGGTCTGGGTCGCGCATGTACCAGACACGCAGGGGGTAGATACCGCTGGCGCGTGGAATGAGCCGATACTTGTCGCCGATGACTGTGTAGTAGTATGGGATGGAAATGGAGGCTTGTGATTCAAAGAGAGTGGCATCGCGAGGGTCAAGGCGTGTTACTGGGTAGAACACACCATTGATGCTCACCTCAATGCGCTCAAGGCGCTGCTCCATCGCCTCTTCCGGAATATCATACTCTGCTTGAGAGCCAGTTGTATTGACAAACTTGTAGGTGAGAAGAGGAGCCTCGTAGTGCCGCGCAAAGATGTTGCAGGCAAAATCCTGGGCTCTGTTAAGGGCGTCCAGAATAAAGTCATCTGTCACGCTCTCGGTGTTTTGCTCCGCGAGCTGATTGCGCACTGATGTTATTAGCTCATTTACTATCAACCGCCTCATATCTTGCCCCTTTCCGAACATTTTCATGAGCAGGTATAACCTGGAGATTCCACGGAACGTGGAGGCCTCTAAAGGTTTTGCCTTGCAAAGGATGGATATGGTCCACGTGGTGCACAGTCCCAGTAATTTCCGTCATTTTTTGTGCGTGGTCATAGTGCCACGCAATCCACTTCAAGTCGTTTTCAGTTAACCACCTAGGCTGCGCATTTTTTATTCTAGCTCGGCGGTTTGCGCTATAAAGTGCGACCCTCTCCTTATTCGCAGCCTGCCATTTTTTGTAAGAAACCTTACAGCTTTCTGCGTGGTTCTGTCGCCACTCTCTGTGGTATGCCAAAAGTTTTTCTTTGTTCTTTTGGTAGGCAGCTTTTCTTAGTTTTCTTACGTGCTCTGCCTGCGTTGCATATCTTGCTCGTTTTTGCGCACATATTTTATCGCTTGACTTTTGGTATGCCTGTCGTCTTTTAAATCGAGTACATACTTTACACATAGGAGCTTTACCGTCGCCCCGGCTCCTATCTGAGCTATACTCATTCAAAAACTTTATCTGTTTACAGTTGTAACAATGCTTAGTGCCGACATCGGACATAACACACCTCCACCTGCCAAGGTATCACAGGCCGCTCAAAAAGGCAACCTGCACCCGGGATGGGGGATGCTAATTAGGGGAAAGAAGGCTTAGCAGGTGCCGGCTTCTTCATGGCAGGCATGCCACTCTCTGCTTTTTCACCGGCCTCCCCTTCGGCAGCGTGCTCTTCCATTCCTTCAACTTCGTAGCCGCGAGCCTTCAACTCAGCCAAGAGAACTTCGTCAGGCATTGCCTTCAATTCTTTGGCTTCTTCGGCAGGGCTTTCCTCGCCAGCTCCGGGCTCAGCAGCGGCTTCGTCGTCTTCCATGCCTTCCATGGAAAGCATGTCATCCTCTGCTTCTTTTTTGGCAGGCGGCATTTTAGCAGCCTTAAGCATCTCTTTACGCATCGAAATCTTCCTTCTAATTAAAGGGGTGAGCTACAACCACTGTAGCATAAAACCCGTCTTTTGTCAACAAAAAAGCCCAATACTGTGTCGGGCAAAGAGGTAATCTCCATCCCCGTGATAAGCTAGCGGGTTCGCTGAAGAATCTGGCCGGAGCCCCTCGTCGTCATCGCTACGTTGAAGGACCCACGGCTCGCTCCATGCTGTCATCGGCGCGGGTACGCCTCCTGGCCACCTAGCCTCCAGTTTCTGCAGGGCCAGCGACCCTCGGCCCAAAAGGGCATGGACGAGGGGGCTGCTCTGCATGTGTTTTTCAATTTCCCACAGAGCTTTGTATTCTATACCGATTAGCTTGCCCCGAATACGCCTGTTCAAGTAGATGTGCAGGAGCGTGAGGTGGGAGGTGTAACCAGGAGCGACAGAGTAGACTTGGGGCACATATGTGAGTAGTTTCGCTAACTTGAGCCGACCAGAAGCCTGGGCCCAGCAGGCAAGCAACAGGATGAAGAGGCCGGGGGTGTAGTAGACGCGATTCTCGGGCACAGTAAAAGAGAAGGGCCCTACTTTCACAGAGACACGCTTGGTCTCGGTGCCCATCTTGCCGAAGGAGTGCATGCACCTGTGGACTAACTCAGCCAGTAGGTCGGCTCGACGGAAGTGGAGGAAGTAGACTAGGAGCCCCATCTGCATGTCCCGGCTGGTGGTACTGCTGCACTCCCCGCAGCCCGCGGGTCTCCTTAGCCACAGTCCCCTACCGACCCGCGCCTGGCAGATGTCAAAGGGCTGGTTCCGACCCACTGCGTCCAGGCAGGAAAAGAGAAGGCTATCGCACTCATCTGTCAATATCCAGGCCAACTTCGCCTCATTGAACGTAGTGAATTGAGTTAACTAGGCAGACTCAATATGCTGCGACTATCTACGGACGGGCCATTTGATTTGCATAATACGCAAGCGTCGCAATGAAAGTAACTGCTCCGCCGACCCACATAGCCACCTTAGCAATTCGAATAGGCCAGAGAGCAAGCTCCATCTGCTCTTCCAGTAGGTTAGTCCGGCGCATGTGCTCTTCCAAGGAGTCGGTGTTACGTGCCAGGGTGATGGCTTGTTCCCGGAGAAGGTCAGCTATTTGGTCAAGTCGCTCTTGGAGGTATTGGAGCTGGTCGTTCATATGCTACCTAGTAGGCCCATGTGGGTTTGGAAGCTAGTTTTACGTCGCCACTAAACCAGTATTCAGCCGTTGCTATGCTGGCGTGCGCTACACGTATCCTACCCGTGTTATTCACGGCATATGTAAAATACGCGGCGGTTTGGTAGGCGCTACCGCCTCCAACCGCCTGTCCATCCCCACCACCGGAAGAATTGTCATAAAATGTCAGACCAGCAACAGAGATAATAGCCTCAGTCCTTGCGGTGCTTGATAAAATTGGAACAACATTAAATTTGCATCTCCAAGTCCCATCAGCCATCTGGTATGGGATAAAATCCGCTTGTGCTACTTGGCTTAATGTCCCCCCACCAGAAAAAAGAGTAATTGTCGGCGCATTCCCGCCATTGTATGACCCGCCATGCGAATAAACCATCTGCCCCAGTCGCGTATTTGCGCTATACTCAGAAGCGGCGTTGATTGCAACCTGGTTACTATTGGCGATGGGATAGCCTACGGTGGCACCGCCACTTACTTTACGAACGCGCCATTTGTAGGTGCTCGATGTTGCAATGCCAGACCACGCCGTACCCGCACCGCCGTAGGTTGTGCTGAAATTTCTGCGGTATTGGCCGAAATAGACGAGGATTTTCGTGGATGACAATTGAACCCACGTCATCCCATACACAACTGAGTTCTGTGTGTCGTATGACGAGATGAGGTTTCCCTGACCTACATTAACCCATGTTGTGCCAGAGTCTGCCGAGAACTGAAGTGTTATCTGGTCGGTAGACTGAATAGGCTGCTGGAACTGAACTTCTTTGTAATGTTCAGCTGTGAAGCTTGCAAACTGACTTCCGGCAGGTCCGTAGGCATAACCCGAACCAGTTGTATCTGCATCGCTTGTGTTCGAGTTACTTGCATATTCCTCCACCGCCCTGTCGGCAACCTGAATACCAGAGGCCCAGGTAGAAATTGGGGCAGTAAATCTAAAGGCAAGAAATTCACTGCTACTTAAAATAGTGTTACCATTTACTAAATTGAATATAGCATTTGTCTGGGAGGCAATATATACTGCCGATGTAGAATTTGTGCGGTTATCAACAACTGCCCAAGGGCCGTATGCCGCGACCGGGATATTAACATTGGCCCCACCGCCACGCCATGCCGTACCAAAAAAGTTTGCCAAGTTTCCAGCAAGTTTTGTTGTGTCTAACGTCAATCCTGTAGGAAGGGAAATTGATACCGTAGCTGCGGACGATGCGGATATATCAACTTCTCCTGCTACTTCAATAGAGTCTCCGACCCGGCGGTACCGCACGGAAGAGGCACTTGCAGAAATGCCAGTATAAGTTGGCGTATAACTAATCCAGTCAGTACCGCCAAAACCTACCCCAATACTCTGAGGGCCAATGCTGAAAGAGTCCAGGCGCAATGCCGTAGTGTTGGCATTCCTCACAAGGCGCAGGGCGTATTTGTCAGAAGCAGTACTTCCGCTGACAAAGAAAGAGTTGAATTGGGCCACGCCCGTCCCAAGACGTGCAGAGAAGGGGCCCGTGGCACTGGCAGTCCCTGCAAGCGGGATTTTCTCCTGAAGCACATTGCTTGAGTTGTAGCGGACCATGTAGGCTTGCACGTCGTCGCTAGTACTCACGCCGCTGTTGGCAAAAGCAACCTGGAGGGCTTTGCCCAAGTCAGAGCCATCTAGCGTGAAGAGCGGGGACTCGACAAATTGGCCGTTGGTGGTGAAGCTGATGAGGTAGTTGGTGGTACCCCGGAGCGAGGAGTCGCTGCTCTGGGCAATGATGGCAGAAGCGGCGCTGGTTCCCCACTGCGTTGGGTTGCTCCGCGTCGAGGACGCCAGGGTGTCTCCGACGTTGAGGGTCACACTGCCAAGGGAATCAGCGGCAAAGTGAGAGGAGAGGTAGTTGATACCAGAAGAACCACTACCAGAAGAAGTACCGGTGCCCAGGTTTGTAGGTGTAAATGCTGAATTGCTCACAAAGAGTTACTCCTGTCGCAGCACCTTCTCGGCACAATGCCTCGTCGGTGGGCGCTATTGAGTTAATTGAATTAAAAGAAAGTCCTCACAATACGTACCCGTGTTGTCAGTAGGCCCAGGTGGGTTTGGATGCTAGCTCAATGTCACCACTATAAATAAACTGAAATGTGTTGTAGTTTGTCGACGCCCCAAACAAAAGTTGGATAGTTCCACTGCTGGCAAGTACTGACGCTGAACATGCCGCAGCTCGCGCCTGGCAACCTTGGTCATTTACAGCCAATGCTTGGATTTCAACTATTGTAGTTATTCCTGATATTGTAAGTGGATTTGCCACGTTGCTTGAACTTGCCCCACTATATACGCCAGTAATATTTAGTCTTAATCGCCACGTACCATCTTGCATCTGATAAGGGATGTACTTACCGCGAGCCGTAGTCCAATTTGTTCCAGTCGTTGCGGGTGTATTACCGCCATTATACGCAACACCATTTGTATAAACTTTCAACCCCAACGCCGTCGCCTGTGAGTCAGTCAGCGCAGTAGGGAATCCAGAATCCTGTAATGCTTTAGCCGTCATTGCTATTCCTCTCTGTTATTCTTTGTCTGCGGAGCTGGTGTCATGGTGCTCCTTTTCAGTCGCAGCACCCGCAAGGGGTGGCTGCCATTCTTATTTAATTAAAGCGTGTCCTCACGACGAGTACCCTTGTCGTTATGCGATTCGGATTGCTTGGATGTAACCGTCTAAGAAGGAGTTAACGCCAGTTGACCAAGTTGGCCGCCCAATCAAATAGAATGTCGTAGGTGTAGAAACGTTAACTACATAAGAAGAAATTGATGCTGTAAACGCACCCGTATAGTTGTTTAAAAAGTACCTGTACGCTACTTGGTTGCCACTTGGAGTACCATAGACGGAAGGAAGGGTTGCTGATGTAGTGGAAATACCAGCCCTAAAATCGGTCACTTGTGCGCTAGACGTTTCTAAGTGAACAACACCACTAATCAACCAAGACCCTGGGGTAAGAGTGAGTGGAGTTGCGGTTACGTTAGTGTCTACACCAGTTGATACAGAAATTTGAGAAGCATAAGCGCGTGACTGGCTAAGGCTTTCACCAATGTATCCTGCACTAGCGGCTGCACCGTCTACCCTCCCTTGAACGGCACTTGCCTGTACTGTTAGCGGAAATGAAGTGCCCACGGCAGGGGCGTTGAGGGCGTAGTTGATGCTTGCAGTTGAGAAGCCCGTAATCGAGGGAAGGGTTGCTTGGATAACCCCACCGCTGGTGATGCTTAGGGAGAACCCAGTAGGTGGCGTGTCTCCGCTTGTCTGGTAAGACAGGTTCCAGTCAGAGGCTGCACCATTCTTGGCAAACTGCGCTGCTACGTAAAACCGGAGAGGAGTCGTGGCCGTAATCGATACCCAGCCGGTGAGTTCCCCGGCATCGTAGGCCGCCGCGTTCTGAACTGTGCTTGTGGCATTGTTCGTGAGGGAAACTGTTGTCCTGGCGTTTGAACCGCCAATGACAGCGCCGCGCATGATGTTGAGGATAAGAGAGGAGGTATCCTTGGCAACACCAAGAGGCATACTCACGTGCCCAATTACGCTTGGCTCAGTCGCTGTAATTTGGCCGGCCGAGGAAGAGCTAAGGAAGTACACCGTACCGGCAACAAGGGCTCCGCCACTCACCGTGGTATCTACAGAGACAGTCCCGGCACTGACCAACTTGAACTGGTTAACGGACAGGATGGCCCCAATGACGCCTACAACTTCCGCAGTATTGGCGGCATCAGCTTTTGCCTTCACATAGGTACTACCATTGAGGTAGAGGGGGGCACCCAAGTCAGAGGAGGTAAATCCGTGCGAGGCCTGAGTGATGGTGGAGCTAATCCCCCCCGCGCCCAGCTCATTCAGGTTGCTCCCATCATCCGAGTACACCACGTTGGTGTCGGAAGCGTAAAGGAGCGTTCCCTGTACTCGGCCAAGGCCATCAAGGGTGGCTTTCGGTGCTTTGGGCAGAGTAAAGCGGTTTGTGCTGCTTGCGGTTCCGCCGTCAAGAACCTTATTGGTGATGGTCTGAGAAGCGGAGTTAGCCGTCAGAGTGTCAGTAGCGTCGGGCAGAGTGAGTACCCGGTTAGCAGTCTGGGCTCCAGTAATCGTGGTGGAAGTACCGGTGCTCCCGCCTGCATCAAACAGGATTCGCTTAGTAATGTCCCCAGAGTCTACAATTGAAGTAGTCGAGTCACTCAGCTTCTTGTTGAGGAGAGTATCCGTGGTGTTACGGCCAACCAGCGTATCAGTGGCATCGGGCAGCGTCAAAGTGCGGTCCACACTCTGTGAGCCCTGAATGGTGGTGGCTGTGCCTGTGGTACCGGCAGCGTCAAAGAGGATGCGCTTAGTGGCGTCGGTGGCATCGACCACCTGGGCGGTGCTATCCTTCAGGGTAATGGAGTTAGAAGAGTCAAGCGTCTTGTTGGTCAAGGCTTGGGAAGCAGCAAGTACCGCTACTGTATCGGTAGCATCGGGAAGGGTAAGAACACGGTTGGCCGACTGAGAGCCTGCGATGGTAGTAGATGTCCCAGTAGTGCCGGCGGCATTGAAGAGAATCTTTTTGGTGGCATCCGTTGCGTCAACTACCTCAGCAGTACTATCCTTGAGCGTAATCGAGTTAGAAGAGTCAATAGTCTTGTTAGAGACAGCCTGGGATGAGGTTGCCGACAGCATCACATGGTCAGCATCCCCGGGAGGCAGCTGAATGTCACGGGCAGCAGTGTAGGTCGTGGCCTGGTTGGGGCGGACTGTTATCTGCTGGGAATTACGACGAAACACCAATGCTAACAGCTCGTTTATACTTCCAAATATTTTCATGCGGACCTTCCTGCTGCCATTGGTTTGGCGTGGGGAGCACCCAAGTAGGGCTTCGTGAATATGACCAGCCTACCACAACAGCAGGCCAGTGTCAAGTTATATATCAAATGCACTATAACTTACTATAACTTATTAGATAGCTAATACCAAAATACGCCAGCCGCTGCCAGTCGGGGCCGTATTTGATACAAAGTCAATCCGGTTTGTACTAAAGTGCGTCATGGAGTCAACCTGGATGTATTCATTGGCATTGCTGTCAAAAATCTGCACCAGCAAATCTTTGCTATTCAGGCCGTGCGTAAAGGAGAAGGACGTGCCGCTTGTCCAGTCAGTCTTGGCGGAGGTAACTGTAGAGGAAGGAGCGGTCCACGCCGGGGCACCAGAGACAACAGTGAGGACTTGTCCGTTAGTGCCTACGGGAATGCGCCCGGCGGCAGAAGAAGAGGTGGCGTAGAAAAGGTCGTTGGCAGTGAGACCCGAGACAGTCAGGTTACTGAGGGCAGTGCTTGCCTTCCCGTTGAGTTGCGTCTGAATTGCGCTGGTAACGCCAGAGACGTAACCGAGTTCCGTCGAAGTCACTGCGCTTGCGCTCACAAACCCGGAGCCGTCGGAAGCCAGAGCACGAGAGGCCGTCAAAGCTGCCAGCTTGGAGTAATCAATAGCTGCGCTTGCGTTTACCTTGGAGTTGGTGATAGCACCGGCAGCAATGGTAGCTGCCTGCGACTGCGAACCAGAAGCCGGTCCTGCAGTGACATCGCCAGTCAGTTGGTTGATGGCATTAACAGTGACTACGCCGGCCGAGCCGTTAACAGAAACAACTGCATCGGCACCGGCATGTGCAAGACGCCAAATACCACCGGCATCATAGATTACAAAGTCGCCAACAATAAAGGTTTGTGGGCCGCTACCCAAGTCTTGGGCGCCTGCCGTGTTGACGCGGTAGACATCCCCCACATTACCCGTGCCATCGACAAGGGTAGGAGAGTTCGTGGAAGCATTCCAGACACCCTGGAATTCCATAATGGAGTTGGGGAGTTGGGAGACAGGGACTTTACCACCGCCGTCAAGGGAAGCGTACCCGCCGGCGACACCCTTGTTAGCTGTGCTTTCTTTTGCGTTGAGCTGCGTTTGGATAGCAGAAGTGACGCCGGAGACAAACCCAAGCTCAGTCGAGGTTACAGAGGAAGCAGAAACAAAGCCAGAACCATCGCTGACAAGTGCTTTGCTGGCCGTAAGAGCAGCCATCTTGGAAAATGCAATTGCCGCAGAACCACTAATGTCCGCGTTGACAATAGAAGAGGCCAAATTAAGCTTGGAGTAGGCAATCGCCGCCGAGCCGCTGATGTTGGCATTGGCAATCAGGGCCAAGGAAAGATTACCCGAGCCGTCCGAGACCATTGCACCGTTGGCCGTATCACTGCCGGGAAGGACAAACGAGATGTCTGACGAGACCGCTGCTGGAGCCTGCAGAGCCACGTAGTTCGTGCCGCCGCCAGTGGCTTCATAGAAGCGGGCTTTGCCGGAGTTGCGTAAGTCTAAATTGCCATATACTTTCATTACGGAACCTCTTTAAGTAAGACTAGCCAATTGTTAGGGGCTTGATTAGTGGAAAGGGTAACTGTGTTATCGGTGTCGCGCTCCTCAGAGTCAGCAAAGACTTCCGAATAGTTAGCATCGCCATCGAGAATTTCAATGATGATTTTGCGGGTGCCCCAGTTGTGCGTAATAACAAGAGAGGTGCCGCTGGTCCAGGCCTGGCTCATTGCCCGGTAGCCGGGGATGGACTGGAGGTCTGCTGCAGTGAGGGCCCGGAAGTCTGGCTGGGCCGCGCCGCCGCTTGCAGGACCTGCCAAGAATAGGTTGGCGGCCTGATTAGCAAACGAGAGGCCCAAGGAGCCTGCACTTGTGACGGGGGAGCCACTCACAGAGAACATGGAAGGGGCAGTTAGGGCCACACTGGTAACAGTGCCTACTCCGGCAGTATTCCAGGAGAGGTTGCCAGAGCCATCATTAGTAAGAGTACCGGCAGCGTCGGCAGCAGGGAGGGTCCATGCTACTGGAGCACTGGCCGTCAGGGACAGGCTTCCCCCCACCAAAGAGAGGTCTCCGCCCAGAATGAGCTGCCTGTCGGCCCCATTCAAATCGAGCTTAAGGGTTCGGTCGGCTGCAGTGTCTACTGAGCCATTGAGAGTGGAGTCATACTGGAAGAGGAGGGACTTGGTTCCGCCAGCGCCCTGGTCCGCAAGGGAGAGGGGGGCGTTTACTTCAAAGGTGTCTGCGTGGATAGCCACGCTTTCAACAGGCTGTCCCTCAGCACCAAACTGGACAGAACCACCAGCGCCTGTCCCACCCACAGTAGAGTCGTTGGGACGAAATATGATTCCCTCAGCACTCCGAATGACAGCAGCGTTAGTGTTGTCCAGCTGAAAAACTGCGCCAAGGGCATCAATCCGATTCAGGTTATATTTAGCAGATGCGGTCAGATTTGAGTCTACCCGCAGCTTCAGATTTGGAGTCAGTGTAGTTGCCACTTTTAGTTCCTAGTAGGGCCCGCCCACATGGGGCTCGGGAGTGGGACAATGAAAGAAAAGCGGTTTGTATTCGCAGGGAACTCCGCCAAACCCTGACTTCTCCGCAGAGAAGGCCAACTAAATCACTGAGGGGCGATAGCACCGAAGTGCTACCGTCCCTGTTAGGCTTAGGCGGTAAAGTTGTGGAGACGGAGGCAAGCTGCAGGGTGCTTGTTAATCATGACTCCCAGGGAGTGCATGTAGCTAACAACCCGGCGCTCGTGGCCGCCAGACGTACCCGGCTTCAGCATGAACTCGTCCGAGCCCTTAACGCGAACTGGCTCGAAGTCCGTTCCTTGCCATTCCAGAACCTTGTTTCCTGCCTTTTGTTCCGGCAAGCACCAGATGCGCTTCTTGGGAACATATTCAGAGGTGTAAGATTCGAGGAAGTCATTTCCGTGCTGGAAGCCAAAGACTTTGATACCGCGAACGGCGTCATCTTTGGTTACAAAGCGGCGGTCGGTTTCACGAGACTCGACGAAAGCAGCGTGGGTTTCAGGAGCCATGCTCATCTTCTTCCAGCTGTATGCGCCAGGACCAACGTTGATTTTGGTCTGGTCAAGGCCAGCTTGGAGGTAGGACACGTCAATGGGGTTGTTACCGCAGTCGTATGCCGAACCAGCAGACAGCCCGCTCATGGTGATACCATGAACTTGGCGGCCGTCAGAAGCAGCCAGCGATTCCAGTCCTGCCCAGACTTCGGTAGCCGTACCGTAGTCAGAGATGGACGACAGGTTGGGGATAGTGGGCTGACCAACGCGGTAGAATGCATCGGTAGCAACCAATCCGCCCAAGCCAGTGACCGTCAACTGGTTACCGGCAGCGTCAACTGCAGCCAGCATAACTTGGTCATTGGGGCGGTCTTTGGAATCAACGCGGTAAGCGTAGAACGTGCCCGAAGAAACGACAGGGGTGCGCTGGGTTGAGCCAGCTGCGTTGTACGGAACCAGAAGGTCGTAGTATTCGCAGAAGCCAAGGTGGCCGCGTGCCGTGTTGGAAGCGTCAACCGTGAGGAGGACTTTGCCGGCGCTGATAGAAGCAGCTGCACACTGAGCGATAACACCAGTTCCGTCAGCGTAGAGGTCAGCTGCCATGCGGCGCTTCAGAGCAATAGCCTTCGACTGGATTTCCAGCCCGAGTTGGTCTGCGTATTTCGCCGGGCTCTTCTGGAGTTGGAACCACAGGTTATAGTCAATCTCGATGGTTGCTTCGAGTTCCTTGTACACAGCACTGTGTTCAGAAACAGTGATTTGCTGTGATGCAGGGAAAGCGCTTGAGAAGTTCGGGTTACGATACTGCACTGCTGCAGGGCCGTAAGAACGCTGGAACAGGAACCGATGTTCGCGGCCGTTCGGGTCGCCGATGCGGTTCATCTTAATTTGTTCCCAGTCAGAGTAGTCAGCCGAAATCTGGCTGCGAACGCCTTCCGAGAAGCTGATTTGGAGCAACTTACCAAGTGCTCCGTTTTCAATAGAACTAAATGCCATGATGTATTATCCTTTGCTTATTGAGCGATGGGGCTTGCGCCGCTGTTTGAAACTGCTTTTGCCAATCTTTCGATTGCTTCCTGAATTGTCTTGGGAGCTGCTGATGCCCAGTAAGAGCTAGTCATGCTGTCCAATTGACCAAACTGGGAAGCTGCACGCTCCCGCTTGTTTGGTACTTTGGCTTGCTTAACTGTCTTTTGGGCTTCTTTTGAAGCTTTAAGAGCCATTAGATGTTACCTTTATAACTTGATTTTACCACTGAAGACATCGCGGAACAGTCCGCCGAAGTCACTATTTTTCATATGTGCAGCAACTGCCTGCTGTGAGGAGGCACCTGCCCTGTTCCCGCCTTGAACCGCTGCGGCTGCGGCTTCCTGTGCTGCCTGCTTTTTAGTAGCAGAGACTTGCTTGACCTTCTCACCAGCCTGCTTGTCAATCGCTTTCCTGAACGTATTTGCCGTCTCGCGGAAAGCCTTGTCAACCATGGCTGGGGTGATTTCTGCGTCATCTGGGAGAGCCATCAATTTCTCGCGAGCCTGTGTCCAGACTGCGCTATCGAGTTGCTGCTCCAGAGACTCGTCACCAAGTTTGCCAGTGAAGCGGTACTTGTCGAACGTGGGGTAGAGCACTGACTCTGCCTGCTTTTGCTCGGCCGTCTTCTTTGCTTCTTCACTCCGCTGCAAGTCTGCTTGCACTTTGTCCATCAGAGCTTTCTTCTCAGCGCGTTCCTGCTCAAGCATTGCTTGGAGGTCCATCTGCTGGCGCTCTTCTGGGCTGGCCGTCGCATACCGGTTGCGCTTCTCTACTTCGGACTTCATGAACTGCTCGAAAGCGTCCTGTTTTCCGCCAAGTAGATTCACAATCCCTGCAACGCCTTGCTTACTAAATGCCTCTTCAAGTGCCGTCCAGCTGCTCTTCAGGTCCTTGAATTCGCCCTCGATTGCACCGAGGCGCTGTTTCACTTGGTCCCGTTCACTGAACGCCTTTCGCATACCGGCTGCCATTTCGTATGCTTTCTTGATTTTCTCCCTATCCGTGTAACTCACCTTAAGGCGGCGGCGAGCACCAGACTCATCTGTGACGAGGACCTCTTCTTCAGGGGGTAGCTCGTTGCCTTCAGCTTTTGCCTCGGCGGGAGCAGCCTCTTCAGACGGGGTTTCAGGAGACGTGCTCTCTGCAGCTTCCTGCTCAGGAGCGTCCAGGGCTGCACCAGGTTGGGGCGTGGCTTTCGCGGGCACCGCACTCGGTTTGCTCTGGGTTCCGTAGACAGCCTTTTCAATGTCGCTTCCAGATTTGAAGGCATCAAAGGCAGCTGTTACGGGGTCGGCCACTTTGGCCGCGGGGGCTAAATCACTCATACTATTCTCCTTGTGCCGGCCCGGAGTGGTGGGGATGGGCGGAGGGGCTGGGGTTACCAGCGTTATTCAAGCCGGCCCAGGAACTGGGATGGGCTCTTTGGGTCCTTGGAAGGAGGGAACAGTCGGAGGCTCGGGTGGTTTAGGTCCGGCCTCCTCGTGTCTCTGCACTCGCAGACGGGGGATTAGTTTGACACTAGCATAATGGGGGGCAAATGTCAAGCTTTTTTATTGAGGGGGTCCACCGGCGGCTGCCATGTTAGCCGGCCCTGTGGGTAATTGGGGCTGGGGTCCTGCCGGGGCTCCTGGCTGAGGGCCGCCCCCGGGAGGCATAGCTCCGGGCTGACCGCCCATTGCCTGCTGTTGCTGCTGGGCGGCGGGGCCTTGGGCAGCTATCTGCTCACGCTCATGAATGTGGCGCTCTACGAGTTGCTTATGGGCCTCCGATAGGAAGCTGAATTCAGAACTCATAATAAAATCATAAGCATACGCCAACATGTTCTGGTGGTCAGCAATCTCACGCGGGGCAATGTAGATGTCCTGGTTAATCATGGCCTCAAATATTTCCCGCTGCCGGTCGCTAGCCATTTGCACCCTATCATAGATGCCTTCCAGTTCATTAAGCTTCATCATCTGGAGAATGGTGCGGGTCTGGATGCCCGCCTTCTCAAGTACCGGCATCATTTGGACAATTTCCTGCCGCCGGGTCATGGGGTCAAGGGAGAGCGAGGTGCCGTATTCGGCAACGATGTCAAATCCCCCCTCAATGTCGGCCCCCTGGATGTCGTAGGCCTCAAAAGCCTTTTCTTTGCCTAACACATTGATAGTTCTAGGGATTTGCCAGTATTTGCGCACCATGTTCAGGTAGGACTTGTAGACGGCCTCCGTCAGCATGGTGTATTTCACGAACAGGCGGTGGCGAATCAGGTTAGCCTGTTGAGTGGCGTATTGCATAGAGAAACCGGACTGCTCCCGGCTTTGCTGCCCAAACATACTCTCATTGACCCCGGCCATATCGTCAATCCCCGCCTTGGCCACCTGCAACATCTGGGGCAGGGCAGAAGGCATGGGGAGGGGTTCCATAAAGTGGGGTGACTGGTTACCCGTAGTCTTAATGATGTCCCAGTTGGAGTTGGTAATGCTCCCGTCAGCAATTTCACTGCCTTCAGGGAGGATAATCCGTGCCACACCATGGGCTTCAACCATGTCCACGCTAGCATTGAGCAAGTCGTTATGGAGGGACTGGAGCGGGGCCTGGTAGGCGGTGCTCGCTTTACCCCACGGAGTCTCGGGAACATCTACGTCAGTAAAGATATGGAAAGGAAGCTGGGCTTTGCCAGGGCGAGTGGGCTGTTCGTTCTTGGGAGATTCAGGGTGTTGCATGCCTCTGTCAACTGGAGGATTGAAACGGACAGGGTTCGGACCTACTGCGCCAAGCACAGTGCCGTCCTCAGCGCACCAGCAAAACCGGCCCATGTATCCGTTGTAGGGGCGTCCAGTTTCCCAGTATTGGTAGAGTTCCACAATGTCAAAGTGCTGATGCCGTAGCATTGCTTGCGTGGAGGTACTGGCTCTGTTGTCCTGCTGAATCCGCAGCTTGTCGAGCAGCTCTTTCTGCTCTGGAAAACGGAAACAGGCTTCTTCGTAGGGCAGGAGGATGCGTTGGAAGAGGTAATTTACATCTTCCCAGCAACGGGCATCGGGGTCAAGGAACATATCCCAAGCAGACACAGGCTTAAAGCACATATCTCCTTCGGTGCCTACTTCGCCAGTCTCTGGGTTAAATTCCTCAATCTCGCCTTTTTCGGGGTCCCAATAGGCACGGATGAAGGAGGTTCCATGCAGGAGCGCCAACGCTGAGGTACGGTCAAAGACTTCCTTTAGGTTGTACTGGCGCAGGGCATACCGGATGAGACGGTCAGCAGCATCTGCCTTCCGGCGGTCACTTGGGTCGTTAGAGGTTGGCCGGGGGACTACTGTGGGAGGGTTTGCAGCTAGCTGAGAGTGGATAAGGCGATAATTCTTAAAAGCATAATTAATAGTATAATCAGGCCCGCCGCCCGTAACAGGGTTAAGAGAAACCATGCCGCTAGCGCCGGCAAGAAGCCCATCACCCGAGAGAGGCTGCGTTGCACTCGTCGAAAAGATTGCCCGTTCATTTTGCTCCCAGTCTCGCTCAAATTTTCTGCGGGCGTCCTTAGCATTGGTAAGGCGCTTGCTCAACTCATTCTTAGCTGTTTCATTATCCCAGTTTACTAGCTTGGCCACGACTATTCCTTCTGGCTACTACCTTTGTGGTACATGCCATATTCGTTGATGACGGGCTTGAGGCGTTCTTTGAGTGCCTGTTGCTTCTCGTTTGGATGCTCAATACTGTCAAGGTAGTCAAAAGCTTCTCTACAAAACTCGACCGCCCTCTTCTTGCTAGGCGTCCCGGCAATTATCTGGTCAATTGCGTAGTCCACTCTCTCTTCCAGAGGTACTTTGCGTTTGGCCGCCTGCGTCTGTTCTCGCGTAGGCATCTGAATATCGATTGTGATTTTCATTACCAAAAGCCTCGCCTGGTTCGGGAACCGCGGGCAATTGAAATCAGAGAGAGGGCCTTAGCCCGCTCCTCAGCCAATTGCCGCCTCTTCATGACAAGACCACAGAGTATAATACCGTGAATCGGCAAAAATGTCAAGAGAAATGCCACTAGCACCATATCCATCTTAGCCAATACTCCACTGCCCACCCCTGCGGGTGCGGCGTCGTACTTTTCCTAGTGAAGCCACGCGCTTAGCTTCTTCCTGACCTGCTCGCCACTTACGGTCGTTTTCTCGGACTTCCGTCCACCAGGCCACAGGGGCCGTAGTGGGGGCAGCAGCCGGGAGACAGTCAACCAGATAGAGAGTAGCATCGAGCTGATGGTATTTTGAAGAATTTGCAATCTTTCCTTCGGTGGTTTCGCTCCATTGGGCCCCAAGCAACTCTTGGCGTAACTCGGAGCAGCCCGGCGTGAGGAAGAGGGTGCTACCCAGTCTCTTCTGTAGGTTGGCAACCATTTCCCCTCTACGATTGGCTTTGTCCACGGGGGCCACATGAGTCACTCCCTTTGCTGAGGACAGGCCCATAAACCAGGTCTCATGGGGGTCACAGACCCGTCGCATAATATTATAGCTGGCATCCTCTTTCATCACAGCGTCAAACAGAGCATTGGGGTCCTTGAGGCCCTCTTTATAAAGCGCCTTAACAATGTACCAAAAGCCTGTTTTTGGGTCTTCTGCCGCCAGCACGTACCCAAGCTTGGAAGAGATGGCCGGGTCCACGCTGCGCACATGTCGCCAGCCGTGGAAATAAGAGGACGGGAGGTCCCGCATGCAGGCCTCATCCGTGTAATTGAATACTTTGGAAGAAGGGACAACCCAGTCCCCATAGAGACGGGCATTGCGCTCAGTCTCGCTAAGGTGGGCCATTTCAGCAAGAATACGCTGCTGAATGTCAGGTGTAATCGAGGGGTTATCAAACATCTTAAAGCGGTACTTCTTGCCGAGTGGTTCCTGCGCGCCGTCCACCATTGCCTTGATGTCCAAGTTGAAGGCAAGGGGAGTGAAGGAGGCAAAGAAGTAGCCGTCAGTAGTATAGAGGCGGGTCATACCTTCTGTGATGAGTTCCACGATTGGGGGCATCTCATCCACAAATACCGCATGCGCCGTATAGCCCTGTGCTCTTTCTCGGGCTGTCTGGGCGTTTTCCATGGACTGGAAGACCACCCGATTCCCATTGACGTGCTCAAGGCGCTGCACGATATTTCCGATGCGCACAATCTTGTACTCATTGGGGTCAAGGGCAGAGGTGATGTAGGGCAGAATGGAATCTTCAATTTGCTTTCCGTTTCGGCCCATGACAATGAAAAGAAGGGGCTGCTTGCCCCACCGTTCAGGCCGTTTCCACCCCGGGAGAGACTCTTCAAGAAGCCAGGCGCAAGTACGGAAAACCGTCAAGGACTTGCCGGCGCGGTTAGCCGACACTATCCAGTACTGCCGATGGCGGTCGTGGCGCACATCGTCCAGAAAGGAAGCTTGAGCAGCTGTAGGCATAGCAGTCTCGTCGTTAGGGACAAAGGCCCCCTGACGCGCCAACCGTTTATAGCGGCTCAAAGCTAGCTTAATGATGTCGTCAGGCGTGTCAGCCACAATCGCACCAGACTACAGAGCTTGCATTACCTGAATGGACTCAATTGTGCAACCGGAAGCAGCACTTGTATCCAAAAGGAAACGGCCCTTTGCCAGCAGTGGCATAGCGGCAGTGTCTGTTGGCATGTTTACGCGAAGGATATTATAGCCGTTAGAAAGTGCGGCGATTGAAGAAACGTCCTCCCAGTAGGAATCTACTCCGGTTTGGAAAGTAGCGGCGCAGGTGCCTGTTACGCCGCTAGCTTTAATAGCAAATACGACACCGACAGTTGCCCCGCCTGCTGACAGACGAAATTCTTCACTAATGGGCTTATTTGCTTGATTTGCACCGAAAGCAGAAAGTCCCGATGCAATTACTTGTTTAGGTGCCCAGCCGTTACTCATGAGACTCTCCTGACCTCCCAAAGAGGTGAATTTGCGACCCTGTCAATTACTTGGCCAGGTGTCAGTTTATCATTGCTACCAAAGATGTATTTGGCAATTAGTTCTGTACAGATGAATGCGTTTGGCCTATTCCAATTAGGTACAGGGATATGCAGTTTTTGTAGTCCCATCGAAAGCAAAAGGAGGTAGTCGTAGGACTTGCCTTCCGCTTCCATCAGGTTACGAATTAACTCAGTAGGCTCCCCGAGAAAACCCATGTACTGCGCCTCGTAAACAACCTGATGAGATGCACGGAAATGGGGGGCCCAAGTAATATTTACGCCTTTACCAGTAGAGTGTATCACAAAACCGTTACTCAATTCTAGGGCTACGTGGGAAACCTCTTCCTCCGTAATCCACTGAATAAACCGACTACCAAGCTTTGAACTACGGGTTGCCAGAATTTTCAAAGTGAGGTGCTCTTTCGCATTCCAAGGAACGCTTCAATTTCATTAATAAAAGAAAGTAAGCGTGCGTCAGTAATAAACACATCGTCTTTTTTCTCGGCCGGTACAGCCCTTACAAGTGCCATAGCATCGTAAAGGGAGCCGGTGAGAAGACAAAGAACCACATCTCCTAATGTTTCTCTTACTTGTCGAGTTTTGCCCGCTTGCGTAATTCCAAGTCGCACATTTTCTGCCGCGAAGCGAACAAGCATTTGCTGACCGAATGCTACAGCCGCAGCAACTGCTCCCTCTGTTAATTTCACTGGGTCTGGAGGGGGAGGAGCAAATGGAGGTGGGGCTCCGGGAATTTCTACGGCTACCCACTCTCCGTTAATTTGTTGCGGCTTTGAAAAAGCAATTTGAACTCCCGTAGGGACCCGTGCATGTCGCAGCGGCCTACCATTATCTAGGCGAGACAAATCGGGAGCTGGGGAACTGTATGCCCCAAGCACCTCATTTGTAGCTTCGTCGTAGATAGCAAATAACATTATGTACGCACTCTATAAATACGGCCAACTGAACCCGCGGAGCCTGTAACACCGTTACCTGCACCCCCGCCGCCCAACCCGCCGTTTACTTGAATCACAAGAGAAGTTGCTGTGGTGTCGTTATCTGTTACAAGAACAACAGAACCTCCGCCACCGCCTCCGCCACCGCCGCCGTTAGCAATAGGAGCGTTACCGCCAATACCACCGTTTGCACGAATTGTGCCACCGCCAGTAAGAGTTTTTGCTAAAATTACAAGTACACCGCCGCCTGCTCCGCCACCACCACCTGAGGTAGCTGCACCGCTACCGCCACCACCACCACCGCCCGAGCCTCCAGTGCACAAAGCAGCTGCCGTATCGCGAGCTAAGGAAGCCCGACCAACTGTAAAAAGAACATCTGTTCCGCCTGAGTTGGTTGGCACAACTGTAAGGGTACCTGCTGCGCCTGCTGCCGTACCGCCGGTACCGCCAGCTCCGCCTGCTCCGCCTGCGGAACCAACCGCACTAGCTGAGGCTGTTCCTGCTGCACCAACACCGGCACCGCCGCCTGTTCCGCCCGCAACGGTTGCCGTCAACGTACCTGCTACAGATGCGGCCCCTGCCGTGTTACCGGAAGCGTCGTTACCGCTACGGTCAATAAAACCGCCCGCTGCAACGGTACATGTACCAAGCACATGAATACGGAAACCACCGGTAGAAAGGATGGCACCAGAGTTAACCGTGAGGTTGTTGTAATACATATCACGAACAAGCGTCGTGTTTGCTGAAATAGTAACATCCCCGTCATGGCCGTCACCAAACCAGCCCGCTTCAATACGGGCGCCCAACTTTTGAATAGCTTGAAGGATGGTATCGGTTGCTGAAACCACCCCAGGGGAAGCCACATACCCGGTAAGGACTTTGCTGATGACCGCCGCATTAGATACGGTTGCCGCTACTGAACCTGGGCCAGTCGCAGTCACTTCGCCGGTCAGAGCAGTGATGGAACTGCCGGGAGCAGAGTAGTCAGTGACCGTTCCGGTATCGTCTTTGGTTTTCAGCTTTTTGTCAGCTGTGTCCACGTAAACAGAAGTGTTACCCGAAGACGGCGTAGGAACACTCGCGCTGGATTGGTTGGATACGTCAATCTTTGCCATTGCTAGATAATCCTCATAGTGGCCGTGCCCGCGAGGGTCACGGTATTAGTTCCGGTAATTGATGTTTCACACCGAAGCCACGTCATTCCCGTAGGAATTGTCACATTCGCTCCAATGGTGTTTGATTGAAGCGTGTTAGTATACTGTAACTTATTTAGAGCTGTTTGTAAAGAGTTTCCTGCAGCAATAAGGCCATATTCTTCTGTCGGAGCAGCAATTGTGTCTAATTTACTCAATGCAATCGCGGCACTAGACGAAATGTCAGCATTGACAATACTATTGCTAAGGCTGAGTTTAGAGTAGGCAATAGCCGCCCCGGCCGCTACATCAGCATTCACAATGCTATTATTAAGGTTGAGCTTGGAGTAGGCGATGGCGGCTCCAGTAGCCACATCGGCATTCACAATGCTACTGCTCAAATTGAGTTTGGAATAGGCAATTGCCGCGCCCGAAGCCACGTCGGCGTTTACCAGGCTGGCGGCCAGGTTCAATTTGGAGTAAGAAATGGCTGCGGAGTTGTTTATTTGGGCGTTGGAAATACCCTGGTTAGCAACACGGAGGCCGGCAGCACTTTTGCTGAGGGTACTGCCGTCAAGTTCGAGAACCAGACTTCCAGCAGAGAAATCAAGGCCTTGCCCGTCGTGTTTCACGGCAATCAGGGAGCCCGTAATATCGATACCGTTGCCGGCAGAATAGGAGGAAGAAGAGGAGAACTGGGAGAAAGTAACAGGGTCAACACCAAGGGTAACTATTTCGGCCGTCTGCACATAGGCCCGGTCCGCAAGGGTATCGCCTTCGAGGACAAAGCAGGCTGCCCCAGTCAGTTCGCTTGCTGAGTTGGCATCGCTTGCCCGCGTCCAAGGACCGGCCGAGGCTATCCAGATACCGTTGTTGTTGGAGAGGGACTGTGCCCGCACAAGAATACGGTCGCCTGGAGAGGGAGTCTGCCCGTCTACGGAGACTAGGCCTGTGAGGGTTATGTCGGCAGTGGAAGCGTAGCGCACTGGCTGTTTCCAGCTAAGCCCCGCCGCTGCATTGTCCACGTAGTCCTTGGTGGCAGCATCGCTGGCCAAAGTGGGAGTGCCCACGTTGGAGAGAGCAAAGCCACCGGCATTGATGGCGCCAGTCATCATGCCGCCGCTCAGGGACAGTTTTCCATCAAGTTGAGATTGGATGCCGCTGGTCACACCGCTGAGGAACCCCACCTCTGCACTCGTAGTGGGGGATGCGCTAACAATGCCGGAGCCATCGCTGACGAGAGCCCGACTGGCTGTTAGAGCTGCCATCTTGGAGAAAGCAACGGCCGCGCCGGCAGCAATATGGGAGTTAGTAAGAGAAAGAAGCTGGACGGCAGCTGAGATGGTGTTGGAACCATCATTATAGGTGAAATCAATAGTAGAGGAGTCGGTCAGGGCAGAGCCGACAGCGTCCTGAGCCGCTTCATCAAAATCGGAGACTGCTGCGCTGGTAATAGGGGCCGAGCTAGCTGCCGTAAGCCGGCCCTGGGCATCCACCGTGAAAGAGGGCACCGCGGAGGAACTGCCGTAGCTGCCGGGAGTGACAGTAGTGTTTGCCATTGAGATGGTGGGGTCACCGCTAGCGCCCGTACCATTGGCCACGCTCATGCCGGTGCCTGCCTGGATGGTCCGCGCCGCTGCACTGCCTGCGCCTGTGCGGGCAATCAGGCCGTTTGTACTTAGACCAGCAATAGCTGTCAAATCTGCATCTGCGTCCTGCTTGCCGCTAATCTGACTTTGAAGGGGGCTTGTTACGCCGCTGAGGTAGAGAAGCTCGCTGCTAGTTACTGCGGAGGGAGATAGTTGGCCTGAACCGTCGCTCACAATTGCTCGGCTGGCCGTAGTGGCTGCCAGCTTAGAAAAAGAGATGGCCGCGCCGGAGGCGATGTGCACATTGCTCACCCCTGCTGTGTTCAGCTTAAGGCCACCCGCATCAACGGCCAGAGAACTGTCGCTCAGGCGTAAATCGGCTGAGAGTACCCCAAGAGTGGCCGAGAGGTCAATAGAATTGGTGTCTGCTACGGAGGAGACAAAGGCAAGGGCAGAGTCATAGTCCATGACTGCGCCGGTGCTGTCGATTTTCTTGAAGTGCCCGTCACTCCCTACGAATAGCTCGTGGGTTGACGAAGGAGGGGAAGAGGGAGTACTGCCTTGTGTTAGGCGGACGCGGGATGCTGTCATTGTATTACAAGTGCTCCATACGTTTCAAGGAGTCCCTGGTTATCTAGTACCCCAGAGAGGATAACTTGTCGGCGCACAGGCACCGAATAGGTTTCAGAAGGAAGGATGGTCTCGGGGAATCCCCAGTCTCTATCGTCACTAATGACGGCAAGACTGCCTTGCACATCCAAGAGACCCGATACATTCACAGACCCATCGACACACATTTGCTGTTCGACAGGGATAGTGGTGCTTCCGCTCACATATTCGTAGGAAAAGGAGTCGGCGGCAGGACCGCTTCCTCCCGTACCGACGATGTCAAAAAACCCTGTGAGGGGATTTAATTTGAACTTCACTAAGCAGTCCTTGTAGCGGAAAGGAGGTTGCCTGAGGAGTCGTTTACAATTGTGACTACGCCTACTTGCGCTCCGGCATAGCTGAAGGTGTACACTTCGGTGACTGAGTCAGGGTAGGCCACCGCTACAGCATCATAGAGAGCCGGAACCAGGCCAACAGCAATTCGTGTCCCGCGCACATCATTTACTAGTGAAGTGGCCACGTTACTCCAAGTAATGGGGAGCGCTGAGCCAGCCAGAACGACTGACCCAGCCCCGTGAATTGGGAGAGAGGAGACCAAACAAGGTTTGACCTGCCCCTTACTCTATCACACTTCGTCAGGTTTGTCAACAGAAATCGGGATGGCCTTCTCTGGCTCACCTTTGCCCATCTCTAGCTGCCCTGGGCCCCTGCCCATCTCTAGCTGGAGATTCATCCCGCTCTTGCTTAGGAACATGCTGAGTTGGGCCTGGTCCATGCTGGCGATAAGCTTGGCCATGGCAGCCCCGGCAGCGCTTCCATTATCTTTGGGGCGCATCTTGCCTGCCAGTTCAGCCATGGTCCTCACCATAGCAGCCCGGGATGACTGGGCTTTGGGGTCCTGATTGAGGAGGATGTCTTGGGCAGCATCGAGAGCCAGTGAGAACAGCCCCTCAAGACGCTCCTGATATTCTCCGGTGTTGAGGAACCATTCCTGAAAGCCGGGAAGATTCCAGTACTTAGAGACCGTATTGGTGCCGAGGATGCGCTGTACATCGGCCAGGGAGAGCGTGGAAGAGTCAACAAGGGGATTGTCGGCAATCCGAGAGAGGAACCGGGATTTGAGTCGGCGGTGCTCCTCCAATGGCCGAAAGACTACCTCCTCGACCAGGTCCTCAAGGGGCGTAGAGCCATCCATAACTGATTTTCTGCTCACTATAACCTCCAAACTCTAAAGCTAACGACAGCGACCGCCCCTACTCAATATTGCCCGCCTCAGGTCGCAGAAGCGATTGGCGTCCCGATTTAGGCCCTTGGGCACGATTTGGCAGAGTACCCGCACCCGTCTCGGGAGGGGGAAGCCTGACCTCGGCTAGGATGTAACCGGGGGCAGGGCGGGACCAGCGGGTGATTAGCCCTATTCCTTGCAACCAGTCGAGCATCCCCCAGATGTCTTGCTTCCGGTTCTTGAGCACCCGGTTCAGGGGCCCGCTTCTGACGTATACCGTAGTCCCTTCGCGGCGAAGCCAGCTATGGGTGCCATAGAGAAGGATGCACATGATTTTGAATGGGACTGTTGGTTGCTTGTTGCTCACAGAGACGGGCTCCTGTCGCAGCACCCCAAAGACCTTCTTTGAAGGTGAGCGCTCTAGTCATATAGGGAGACTATCAGAGAAATGGGGCCGTGTCAACAATTTTCTTGACAAATGAAAAGAAGTGTGCTATAACCGATATTACGGTGGCCAGCGGTGCATGTCATAGGCAATAGGCATGCTAGCTATGCCTAGCTCAGGCAATGCATACTTAGCCTGTCACTGCCTCTCCTGCCCCCACACCCCCTCCCACAGCCTTGCATCTCACTGGCAGTGTCTCTCTCTGCCCGGGAGGGGGAGCCTGTCTCTGACTATCAGGGGGTGGGGTGCCTGGCAAGGCCAATCAAATGCAACACTTAGCTATGCCCATCCCCATAAATGGGGAGCGGCGCGTACCAGATATGTCAATGATATCAATGTCTTGTAGCACAATAGCCCCACCGGCCCGGAAGGTTGTCGGCAGGGCAGCATCAAGCGCCGCGGACGGGCCCCCTGACGGCCCACATGGACCCATTGGCGGCCAGTCCTTTCCCTCCCTATCACTCAGCCCGCTGGCGGCATGCCAATTTGCCCCCTTTTTTGGAGTGGCGGCCCCTTCTCTTTTGCGACCTAACCCCCCAGTGTGAGAGAGGTAATACCCTACCAGCCAGCCCCTCAAACCCACTTCCCCCCATGCAAGAATCGTGCCAGGGCTGGTCTGGCCTACTGGCGGCCTGCAAATCTTGTGCCAAGGGGCATGCTGGGGGTTCACTACCCTATATCATCCCTACCGCTCATATCAACTACCCGGCAAGTCGCATTTCCCGGCAATTGGCCTGTCAAATCCTTGGACACCGCGTAGCTATTCTTTAGCCACTGCTAGCCATTCTGCCTGGTTACACGGCCGGCTACTGGCCTTTTTGCCCTTCCCTTGCTTTGTCTGTCAATTCCTTCGTCGTTTTTTTCTCTAATCATTCTGCGGCCGGCTCTTTTGGCCCCCTGAAATCATTGGTTTTTTTACGTTGGCATCCCTCCTGCAGTACTCTTAGCATAACTGCCAGGCAGTTCACCGAATAGGTGCTGCCGTGGTATAGCCGGAGGTAACTAGGCATGATTAGTCCATTAGTACGCGATGCATATGAGCACATTATAGCATATTTGCCGCAAACTGAGTACGAATGTATCATGCGGACAGGTTGGGCCCGAATTGACCAGTTTTTCCAGCTAGTTATTCGGACAAGCGAAAACAGCGAACTGCGGCGCGTGGCCGGCTTAGCCTTAGCCTTGCATAAGGCAAAAGAAGAATTGGCCAGTATTTCTGCGGCATAACGGAAAGGGGCTCAAGTTTCGGTCACGGACGACCGATTAGAGGAAGGCATGCGGTACCCATTGAGGTACCCCGAAATGCTGCGACAGTGTAAACGCTGTGAGTACAGGAGGCCTTATGAAATTGCTTACTCGAATGGACGCTAGCCCTAAGTTAGCAAAATATACCGGCGATGCATATGAAGCGGCCATTTTGTATCTAGCAAGCGCTGTTTATAAGTCCGAACTGTGTCCTAATGCCGGCGCTTGCAAGAAAGCCTGTCTTATTGTAAAAGCGGGGAGGGGAGCGTTTGACGACAAAGTAAGCAATGCCAGGAAAAAGAAAAGCGACTGGCTATTGTCGGACCGGGCAGGATTTGAGGCCCAGTTACGTAAAGAACTGGATGTACTTATCAAACGGGCGGCCAAGCGGGGCAAGCAAGCAGCGGTCCGGCTTAACGGTGGCAGTGATTTGGATTGGTCTCATATATATGCTGAATACCGTGACAAAGTCACGTTCTGGGAATATACAAAGCGCCCTGATTTGGCTCTGAAATTGCATGCAATGGGCGTGAGCGTAACGTATAGCTACTCAGAACGGACCACCGATAGGCTATTTACTGCAATGATTAACGCGGGAGTAAACGTGGCAGTTGTTTTTTCCCTCAAGAAAAAGGACGCGCTACCGATAAGTTTACATGGGCGGGAAGTTGTAAACGGAGATGAGCATGACTTCCGATTCCTTGATAAGGCTGGTGTAATTGTGGGGCTTCGCTTAAAAAGCAACCGGCGAGTAACCGATGAGCAAGTGAGCGGCGGATTTGTCCAGTCGGCAGCGTAATCACTGAGCGTAGCGAAGTGCTGCGACCATGTAAACAATGTGAGCATAGGAGAATTTATGAGTCACATATGGGACAGCGAGGAACGACGCAAAGCGGCGGCCGATGCAGAATACGCAGAACATGGGGATATGCCACGAGTACGCAAGCCCAAGACGTTGGGGGATTATGAAGTGGACGGCGTACGTAACTGGGACGCCCCCGATTATTCAGATGCCTTTATATGCTGGGCGGAATGGGACGATGGCACCGAGCTAACTGACCAAGAATTAGACAGGCTGAACGAAGATAGCCAGCATGTATATGATTTAGTTATTAAATATATTTATTAGGGAGGGGAAGCATGCAACGGGACGACGACATTCAGGCAGGTAATGGGTTCACGTTCTCAGAATTACAGCGGCGATATGAGCATGCTCTTAACCGCCTAGCAATAGCGCAGGACGACCTGGAATGGGAGTGGTGGGTTCATGTAGTTGAGGCATGCTTGGAAGATATGCAAGCCTGTATTGTGGAGTATGCGGAAGCGGCGCGCCGATTGGATGAGACCATTGACAGTACTTTTGGGAGTGCAGGATAACTCCCTTGGTAATCAAATAGCTGCAAATTTTCTGCCAGACAGCTGCCCTATCTCTGCTAACCAGCCCCATGGACGGGGTCCTGCAGAGACGGCAAGGATAGAGGAACAAGCCGGGCACCACCGAGCTTTAGCGAGGTGCTGCCGTGGCCAGAACATAAGGAGATTAGGCATGATTAACCGAACCCTTGACACTTCAGTAGGTCCCCGATTCTTGTCCATTAGTAACATTGATTTGCTCCGATTAGTACGTGATGCATCGGGAGCACACGGGGTTGACGTAAAAAATATTTCCGTAATTGGTAACGACCGGCGCATGACTGCAATGGCTACACTTGTAAAGCATTCTTTTGAAGTACCCGGTGAAGGAACAATGGTACCCCGCCTATTCTTCAGGAACGATAACACGGGGCGCAAGGCCTTGTCAATTGGCGTAGGATTGTTTCGTCTGGTGTGTAGCAATGGGCTCACTGTTGGCGTACCTGGCATGAGTTTTGAAGCTAAACTAAGGCATGTGGATGGACCCCGGGCACACGAGCAACTCGATGTTCTGCCCGACATGGTAGCCGAAGCAGTGCAGTTCATTGAGGCAGGAGGATTGCTGGACCAGATTGAGACAGCAAAAGAAGTGACAGTACGGGCGCCGATTGAAGTGGTTGCGTCCTTGCCCATCGGTATCCGGGCTAAGGAGCAAGCAATTGATTGTCTTGCCTATGCCCAAACGCGCAAGGAGGATAACCCATACACGGCATGGGGTCTCTATAATACGGTGAACGAGGCAGTGCGCTTGCGTAGCAGGAACGAATTCACAGCGTTGACCAAGGATGAAGGATTACTTAGCCATATCATTACGTTGGCCGCTGCTTGACAAGAATTGAACGGCGTGATACAAAGGCTATGCCGTTCGCCATTGGCCCCTCTATAGCAAGGAGTATCTCTATGGCTATACTTGACCTGACTATTTACACTGTGACTATCTTTGTATTCACGTGCGTAGGCATTTACCTTGTGCGCAATGGGGGGCAATAGTATGAGCTTTGTAAATAAGTGCACGACTACTAAGGGGAAGCTACGGTCTGAGCAAGTACTTGATATGTTGCTCGCTGAACAGCTGCATGGGAAGCCAAAGGGTAAGGCTGTGATTCTTGTAGGCAATTGGCGTGGGCTTTGGCGGCACGTCTCCCGCATGCTTGCACTTGGATTCAAGATGGAAGATATTGTAATTGTTGAGAGAGACGCAGATACTGCAGATTCCTTGCGTCGCCGAGCAAAGCGACTGGACATAGATTGCCAAGTGGTTACTGGCAACTTGGAAGATTACTTGGAAACCGTTACTGATGTTGCATACGTAGAAGCTGACGGTGTGGATACTTGGGGCACCTTGGATAAGTACCTGTACGCTTGGGCCCGTCGTAATCCTGCGGCAACTATCTCTATTAATGGAAGTGCTCGGGACTGCCACAAGGTACATCTCACTGCCGCAGCAAAGGAATGGGGATTGCGCCCCCGAATGGCTAAAGTTATCCGCTCTGTTGCCGATAAGAAACGAAGTTACAGGCCAGGGCGGCATATTCCCGAGTTAGCCGCCCTGATGACCGGACGCAGTGTAGCTTTTGGTACCTATTGGGGACGTAGCCCCATGTACCTCACCCTTATTAGGAGTGCTGCATGAAAACTAGAAAAGATTTTCGTCACTGGGTTCTTCTTACTTATGGTCCAACATCTTTGCTGGGATACGAAACGAATCCAGCACTGGCACTTGAGAAGGTGGATGAAGTAGCATTTGAAACTGAATATCAAAAGTGGTTGCGAGATGGGGAAGATTATGAGATTGCCAATGAGGAGGGATAACATGCTGTTTAGTATTACTATAAATGAGGCGCAAGATGGTTGGTTAGTGCGTATGCTTACACCAGAAGGCAAGCTAATGCGGTTAGCAGAATGCCGATACCTTTGGGTCGCTGAGGTACTTGTGGGCGCGCTCAAGGAACAGGACCTGGAGGACAAGCCCGCGGCAGGGCCAACAACGACCACCGCCACGTAACTAAGCGTAACTATTGGGGGATACTACATGAGCAACGTGAAATACCTGCAACGCTACAAAGACTGCTCCGAGTATGGATTTGACTTGACTAGCGTACCCGCCATGAAATGGTTCGAGATGCTGAAGCGATACGATATGCAATACACTAACCGTAAATTGGATAAGATGGAAGGACAGCCTACATATGGAGCGTTTGTATGGGGGTTCAAGGACGGGCACATTGTAACGGGCAACAACCCTTTGACGGGGGAATACTACATTCCCGGCCGTCGCGACCCTGAGATTGGGTACTGCTCCTACATCGGCATTACTGGTACTCGTGCTTTTGTGCGCAAAGTGAAACGCTTCATTAAGCGGCATGCCGAGTACATCAAAGATGAGTCGTCGCGTCGGGAGTTTATCTAGCGCATTGCAACTGATTCTCATTATCAAGGAGGTGTTGCATGGATAAGTGGAGCAAGAATAGGAAGCGGATTGGCCAGTCAGCCAACGAGGAAATCAAGCGGGGGCTTAGGAAGGGAGGGGGCGGCGGGGGGCACGGGCGGGGTCCCCACAGTGATACGTGTCCGGCTAATCAGCGGCTCAGGAAGCTGCTAGCGGGGGTGGCGGTAGGCAAGCCAGGCAACGTGATTTGGGCTGGACTCAGTTATGCACAAATGTGTGAAGCATGGTTCAACGCAAAGCAAGAGGCAATGTAACCATTAACAGAAAGGATTTAGCATGATTACGTTTTTTGTAGGGTTTCTGTTGGGCGGCGTGGCGTTTATTGTAGGGCTCATTGGCGGCGCTGAATTGGTTCAGCGACTGAACGCTCCTGACTGGGCCCGCATCGCAGAGGACATTGAGCAGCCTATTCGTGTAGTGAATAATAAAGGGGGACGAAATGAATAACTCCTCCAGAACCGCCCACGAACTGGCCAGCGCCTACGCTACCCAGCTTGTTAAGCGCCTTGGTTTGACCGATGAGATGAGCGTTGCTCGCGGCGATGCTGAGATGGTATGGGACCTGGCCTATGATGCCTTTATGTACCGAACCCAGCCGAGCCTGCCCCTCATGGGAGGGGGGAAGCCTGTCTTGGCGGTCGAGACAGACAACACGTTTGAAGAAGATGGCACAATCTTTATGGGAGGACGACTGTAACTAACATAGACAAGCAACCACCGGGACCGGTGCTACCGTAACTACACTATGGAGAACTAGGTATGAGACTTGACAAAGATAAAATCACAACGCTTAGCCATGACTTGACTGAACTTGTAAGCGAGGGTCAATACAATACGGGTGAGGTAATCACTGCCTTTCTCACAGTCATCTACGCTGGGGCGCAATCTGAATCAGACTTGGAAGCTATGGACACATGGGTGCATCGCATCAGCGGACAAGTAAAGCGTGCTTACGAGAACATCTTTGAAGGAGAATCGCATGCGAAGCATAATTGAGCAGGAACTGTTGGTGCGACATAAACCAACAACTCATGCCTTTCTTCAATCAATCTACGCGCTTATGACTACTGAGCAACTTACTCGGCTCTATTGGTTGACTCGAAGAAAAAGTGTGGGGAGACAACATGCCTCTTTTTGATTTGCTTCTCATGGGTGTGCCTATAGCTCTTGTGCTTTGGTGGATATTTCGTCCTCGCCCACCCGGTTATTGGGACTTGCCTTTTTGTTGACAGTATCCGTTTGGTTTGGTATTGTAACCGTGGCTCAATTAAGGGCCCTTGTTTGGAGACACTATGCGTATTTTTCTAGTATGTTCTCTTGTTCTTTTATCTTGTACTGCATCTGCTAAAGACGCTCTTCGCGTCAACCAGGAGCGCGCCATTGCAATCGATACTGAGATTGGTAAGAATATGGGAGCAGTTCAAACCCGTATGCTTGCCCTTGCAAACGACAAGAGCGGCGAGGCTGTGGACATCGTGCTCGATTCTCCCGGCGGCAGTGTCTTCACTGGGTTCCAGTTTGTGAATGCGATTGAAGAAGTGAAGGGACACGGCGTCCGAGTACGGTGCTTTGTTAATGGCATCGCGGCTTCCATGGCTTTTCAGATTCTGGTACACTGTGACGAACGGTATGCTTTGTCTAGGAGTTTCCTTCTGTGGCACGGGGTTCGCACTGGTGTCCGTCAACCGGTTACTTCTAAACTGGCCGCTGCTTTGCATGCTGACTTGGCGTCCATTGACAAGGTAATTATTGCTGAGTTGCGCGAGTCTCTTGGCCTTGACGAAGAGACTCTCTTGTTCCATTTCAATCAGGAAACGCTGCACATTGGGGACAACCTGGCTCAATTGTGCCCTAAATTTATCACTGTTAGGAAGTATATCTCTGGACTGAGCGAAGCTTTAGCTAACCCCAAGGTAATCAAAACGTCTCAATCACAAGCATTTGAGTTCTTCTTTAACGAGAACGATGGCGATATCACCTACACTTATAGGGGCAAGTAACATGGGGTACAAGGCTGATTTCCGAAATGCCAGTGAGCGCAAACTAGTTAACATGGCGTGGGAATTGAGCGGGCTCAGCCAAGGTGCCTTTACCAGAGTGGTCCTCCTTCGGGAGGCCCTCCGGTTGGCAGAATTGGCACAGGTAAAGGGAACCGACAATGGCATCACCGCAGAAGAGAACCCTAACGCAGCTGTTTCAGGAGAGGCCGGGAGCGAAGGCACTGACGGTGGTATGGTGGCCGACGCGGCGCCAACAAATGATTCGCAGGGATGAATTGGAAAGCATCGCAGCACGGGAAGAATGGCTGTGGGTATTAGTAACTGTATGGGAGTAGACCATGACCGCAAAGAAAAATGATACTGCTAAACCTGACTTAAGTCTATTGCCTCTTCCTGCCCTGGAACAAATGGCATTGGCTTTTATGCATGGAGAGAAAAAGTATGGGCGGTATAACTACACTGCTGGGTTTGACGGACACCGCCTTATCGCTGCTGCGCTTCGGCATGTGGCTCAGTGGCAGAACGGGGAAGACCTCGACCCAGAGAGCGGTTCTAGCCATCTTGGACATGCGCTGGCTAGTCTGGCTATGCTATTGCATACTATCGCTCTGGGAAC